CTTACCGCCGCCGCCACCACCACCAGCAATAATTAAGTATTCCACATTTTTTGCGGTACTTGTAGTCACTACAAAATTAGCAGATGATAAGAACGTGTGTATAGTGTAACTACCAGAAGTAGTAATAGTACCGCCAGTTACAGAAAAACTAGTTATAGCGGATGTAGCTCCAACTCCAAGAGAAACCCAAATGTTGTCATTATTCGTGGCGTCCGTGCAAATAAATGCTTCTCCGCTTGTAGTATTAATCCACATATGGCCTATGGCTGATGGGTTACTGCCCCATGCTGGATTTCCGCTGTTAATCGTGTGAGCAAAACCTACTGCTGGGCTGGCCCATGCAGCCGCGCTTGCGCCACTATTGACTGTAAGAACCTGACCAGCAGAACCAAGTGATGATGGAATTGCTTGAGCAACATCACGCCCATCTACTGTCCCAGTAACAGATATGTTTCCCGTAACCGCAACATTACCAGCAAACGTACCGCCTGTTGAAGCAGGAACTGTGTCAGCTACAGTAAACGATTTAAACGCTACGACTGCTAGATGGTCATTAAGTGCCGCGCCAGATGCCAACACAATAGACGTTCCGCTAGTCGCTGTATAATCGCTGCCGTTATCCAGCACGATACCGTTTAAGCTTACAATGAGATTGCCAGCCGCATACGCAAGAGTTGCTGAGTTGTTGTCACTGCCAGAGAACGTAGTCTGTCCTGCCGTAGCCGTGTACTCATAGTCCAACAAGCTGACAGCACCAGCCGATGACGCGTTAATCCAACTGCCACCGTCATAAACTTTCATACCGTTGCTAGTAGAGTTAAAATAAAGCGCACCAGAAACCAGCGCGTTACCGTCATTGTCCACACTTGGCTCAGATGACTTTGCACCTAAGTATCGGTCATCAAATGAATCCAGCGCAGTAGCCGCAGCCGCCGCTGAGTTAGCAGAGGCCGTTGCGCTGTTAGCTGCCGCAGTTGCATTAGATGCAGCCGCAGACATTGTTGAAGCAACGCCAGCAACAGTAGCGATATTCCCAACGACACCAGAGGCACCAAGCGTTGCCATGTTTGTAATGTTTGCTGAAGTACCTAAAGCAGATATCTCTGTAGCTTTCCCAGCCACAACACCAATATCGGTAGCATCATTTGCAACAGTAGTAATGTTTGAGGCATTACCTGCCACACTACTTATGTTTGAATTTATACCAGCAACTGTATTGATGTTGGTCAGATTACCTACAACTGTCGCTATGTTTGAATTGGCACCTGCAACTGTCGCGATGTTTGCATTAGCACCTGCAACTGTCGTTACGTTACCCGCAATACCTGCAACAGTATCGATGTTTGTAATGTTTGCGGTAACTGTCGTTATCGCGCTGTCAGCCCTGTCTCTTGCCTCTTCTGAAAGGTAACGGGCTTGTGTGTTAGCTAGGTCTAGGTCGCTCTCAAAAAGAGTAGAGCCATCCGTAAAGTCAACCAATGCTGATGAAGGTGTTTGACGAAACACAACCACTGTCTGTCCACTTGTAGGTGTGGAAGATAGCTGTGCTGTTGTACTGTTATGAAAGCTGAAAGAAGCTGACGAACCATTAACTGATACCAGAACATGTGCCGCATCAATGTACGGGAATGTAATAGAAAACTGGTTGGTTGACCCGTTAGCTGTATATGTGACTGTAGATACAGGCATAATGTCTCCGTTTAAAAAAGTATGAAGACCCCACCGTTTCCAGTGAGGTCTTATTTTTAGAATTTAATATCAAACTGTTCGTTTAAAAGTTCAGGATTAGCAGGCATACCACCTGCATTTAGTTCATCCTCAACTTCTAATTGACGTTCTATTAGGTCTTCCAGTTCAGGGAACTCGTCAGCCATAGCTGACAAGGCTTCCTCCCTATATTCAGCTACATCTGCTTGAAGTAAATCGCGCCTAAAGTCTGAAATGCCGTATGGTTGTCTTTCAGCATTCCTATCATAACCATAGCTATCAATAGTTTCAGCTAGTCTTTGAACAAGCGTCATACCATCAATCTTAACGGTGCCATAAAGTCTGTTAAGTTCTTGGAAAGCTGCTGGACTTAATTCTGCTGTTCCTATTTTCCTTCTAGGACCGCTAAGACCTTTTGGTAGCTTCCTCAATTCCTCAAAGACATAACCTGTATCGCCATCCATATTGTCAAAGGTTTTCGATTTCAAGAAACCCCAAGCATACTCAGGGATATCTTGTGCCTCACCAGTTAACCAGAAGTGCTTTGCAGGTGCATTTCTCTCACCACCAGCAGCTTCTAGTACAGGGTCATACATGCGTGACTTTAAAGTTTCAAAGAAGCCATCTAAATCTCGCATTACACCATCTTGCTCTTTGTTAAGAGTATAAGATAACGAACTTAGTGGAATCATTGCTGCAACACGGGACTTCAGGAACCTATTAAACTCATAAGGTTTTGAATCTCCGCTGGCTACCTGCATGAAATCACCTACACTAGACAACGATGACTGCATGGTAACTTGGTTTGCAAACATATTAGCAAGTGCAGCAAAGATAAACGTACCATCTTGGCCCTCGCCCTCGTACCTATCATAATATTCCTGTGCTTGCCCAACCAAAGTGAAGGCTCCAAAGTGTGGAAGCATTTTACTCATGTCTGTAAATACTGGGTTGTCATTATCATCCCAACTAACAACAGAGTTTGCTTGCCAGTTTGGTGATTTATTCCACATCTCAGCGAGTTTTGGGTCTGTGACATAGCTAGGCCCAGAACCTGTAAGCCGCCCTTGGCTTGCCAGATATAGAGCATAGGTTGTCATAGCTACCCCATAGACTACTTTACCTTTAGCCATAGCTGCTATCTCAGGGTTTGGACTTTCAAGTTCCTTTCTTAAACCAGCAGCTATTTTACCTACGACAGGTACTCGCTGGAAGTTTTCTCTGAGTACGTTTGTCGGTGTTTGGATGAAGGGTATAACTTGTCTAAGTGCAGGAACTTGTATGACCCACATTTTCGCACCATACATCATACTGTCTTTAGGTAATGGGGTTGTGAAAGTACCGTGCCTAGCTTCCTCTAATGCTTCTTGGGCATATTTACTGGAAGCATTGTAGCTATCAAGGTTTTTACCCATGAAATCAGCTTTAGCACTAGGCTCATCTAGAACCCTACCCTCACGAACTAACTGCGCCCACTGAGAATCTAGCACCTCTTTAGTATTTAAAGAACTTGCAACAGCATCCTTCATATAATCAAGGCGTCTGCGCCTCAATGTACCTTCTATAAACCCTAAATCTTCAAGGTCTTTCAGTGTCATTTCGGCTGCATCAGTAGCAGCCGCTGCTTTAACTGTTGACCTGTATATCATGTGCTTAAAGAATTGATCTTCAGCACCCAAAACTCTTGAGGTAGAATTAACTAGCGTACCTGCAAGGTCTATTGGCGCACCAATATACTTGTTTATACCAAAATTTCTGGATGATATTTGACGAACAGAATCCCCTTCAGCACCAATTTTACTGGTAGTATCTAGAAGAGTTTTATCCTTCGCTATAGAAGAGATAGATGAAGCTAGGGCTGAGTTTTGTGTGTTTAATCTAGGTAACAGACCACCATTAAAATGAATTAAATTTAGGTTTTCTGCTAGTGTAGAAATCATAAAGTATTGTTGTCTCAGACCTTTTCTTGCTGTTTTCATATCACCTTTCAAAACGGCCCCAACAGTCCTAAGTGTAGGTCTTGCGACAATATTGATAGAGGATGCGCCTATGTTAAGAGCATGTGTATGAGGTCCAGCGAGAATTCCATTTATAAATAGTTCACCCATCACACCCCATACCTTCGACCAAAAACTCGACTGTTGTCTAAATATGGCATTCTTAGCTGCTGGTGTTTTAGCCATCCGCATTTGCCTAATCATGGCATCTACTTTTTTACCACCCTGAATAGACCCGCCCATTAGTTCTAAGCGGTCAATAGCTTGGTCTGTTACTCCAGAGTCAATTTTAATCTTATTGGCATTAAGACCTCTACCAGAGCCTGTTTTAATAGCTAGTATGCTATTTTGAACATCACCATGAGCGTCTATTGTTTCTAGGAATGTTCTTCGCAAGTCATCTACGTTTTCACCCTTGGCAACTTTCGCATCAATTTGGTCAGCTATGTCAACAATGGCCCTTTCAAGTCTGACCATTTCAATTTTACCAGCTACACCCCACCGATATTGTTCAGAAGCGTTATCAGCTACTGTTGCCAACTTTCTGCGAAAGGATTTTGGGCTGACATTCAATTCTCTTGCAAGAATATCGATGCTTTCATCAGCTACTGTATCCAAACCTTCAGTGGTGGCTGTTCCCATTTCCTTAAATAGACCAGCCTTCTCAAGTTCTTTTGAGGTGGCAAGCAAAATTGCATCTGAATCTCTTGGACCCTCAAAATATTTTGGGTTCAAAACAAATCGATCATTTAAGTCTTCTGCCAGCGTTTGTAGCTTTGCAGGGTCTGTCTTCAGTTCTTTTATAGTGTTTGCAATAGCCTTCGATTTAAACACTTTTAGTGGTTTAGGTGCCGCTGGTGCTTCAGGTGCTACAGGTGCTGTTGTCTGTACGCTAGGTGGTGCTGCACTATCACCTACTTTAGGTGCCGTGCCTACCTCTGGTGCTTTGGAACCTGCTGGTGCCGCTGTTGGTACTGCAGCGTTATCGGCTGCGCTTGCTGGCAATATTGGTCCCTGTTGTGGAGCCTGTAAGCTATTAGCTGCTGGTGCTGCAGGTGCCTCTGTGTCAATCTTAGGTGGCTGTGCTACCTCATTGACAACCTTGGGTGCTGCGTCTGTTTCCCCAGCGTCTGGTCCTTTAGGTGCTGTAGTTGGTACCTCTGCATCTAGGACACGCGCACCTGTCTCCATACTAAAAACCATACCATCTTTAGTAGTGATTTGTTTCAGTTCTGGATTATAGGTAGAACCTTGAATAGGATTAACTGCTTCCCGTTCCACAAGTTCTTTCCAAGTAGTAACTGCATCCTCAATTTCAGCCGCTTGTGCTGCTGTCTCTTCCGATACTTTACCAGTTTCTGCTACTTCTCTAGCAGCTTTACCTTTAATTCTAAGTCCACGATAAATCAGAATGCCTACATCAAAAGGCGTTGCAAGTGCAGTACCCAAGATGCCATTCTTAACACGGTTCTCCA